TGTGCTCTGAATGCAGCATTACGTTCTCTAGCCCTATCTCTCATAGCTTGAGTATTAGCATCTTTGACTTGTTGAATCGTCTTACCAGACTCTATTCTTTCTCTTGCCAGTTTCTGTGCTTTTTCTACACCAGTAAGTGGTTCAGCATTTCCTGATAACTTACCAAAAGCACCAACAGCATTTTCTTCGTCTGTTCCACCAGCTAAATTTTTCAACTGTCCAACAGGAGTAGCTTTTCCCTTTCCATTTCCTTTACTTGCTTTTTCTTCTAATATTGGAATTGCTGGAACGTTAGTTTCTGATTTTTCTTGATTTTTTAGTAAACCAGGTTTTACTTTTTTAGTGAATCCACTGCCAACTCCAAATTTAGAACCAGAGTTATCAGGTTGCCATTGACTACTTCTAACAAAAGCATGAAGAATAACAGGTGCTGTTTCATCTGCTCCTAAAAATATACCTAATACCATATCATTTTGTGATAATTTTACAGTTTCAGATCTTCCAGCAGCACCCGTTCCTGCAGTCACAGGCACTAAAACTTGTGCTACAAAAACATCATCATCTTTTACAGCATCTTGATTTGAATAATCTGCTAATAAACGAACTCGGTATCGATATCCCCAACTTCCACCAGACACTAAAGTTCTTTGGGATCCACTCTTATCAATTTCTACTATCTTTCCTATCCAATATCTTGGATTATCTCCAAAAAAAGAATGTTTATTTTTATTTTTATCTAAACTCATTTTTATTCCCCTTAAATACTGCTGATGCCTTCATAGTTATCCTTAACATGTAGACCATAAGTATCACGAGCAATTGTCATGGAAGTAAATGATCTTTCAGTATCAAAATGATGGCATAGATGAAGAACTAAATACTTTCCACTCACATGTTCATCAAACCCACCTAATTCTTTATCATCACCTTGTCTTTCAATCACAACCTTAATTACATTTCCAGCCCTTATATTTAAATTACAAGGAACTTGTATTTCCATCATCTGAGAATGTAAAAGATTATATCTCATCGGAGATAATGCTTGCCATTCTCTCGGATCATTATTTGCATTAAGATTTTGATAATCTAAACTACCAATATCCAGAATATGGAAGTTAGATTTACTGTATTTAAGTGAGGGAATAATGTACTCTATAGCTTTCCTTCCTAATGTTTTCTTGATAGGTGTTCCTGATTTACCTGCGTCTTCAGAACCTTTTAAGGCATAAAATATTTCTTCATGCTTTAAAGTTGCTGGATTAAAAAATATATTGCGAGAAGAAATCCATTTTTTTCTTTCTTTTACATTTTGATCTTTTAAGAATATAGGAGGTCTGATAATTTTAAAATCATTCTCATCATTTTCTAAGTTTGCTAATAATCCTCCAGTATATGTGTAAGTTTCAACAGGTTCTTCTGAAATAAGATTGTCAATTGCTTTAAAATTATGTCCATCTTGAGTTTCGTAAAAAAAGTATCCAGGATCACCATTTACTGGAATTGATCTTCGGCATAAATCTGTAACTAAATCTAAACCACCTTTTGATCTTGATATAAAATCATAATTATTTCTTGTTGAATCAACATCAATATCTGTTATGTTTAATTCTTTTAGAATTTTTTTAACAGTATCGCTTATTCTACCTTTATATGTAATTGTTGGATTTTTTATTTGTTCATTATCAATCGCAGGTTTTGATATAAGTGATAGAAAAACACTTTGTCTATTTGTATCTTCAGATACAACAGGACTCGTATTAACAAGTAATGGTTTTTTTGAAAAATCTATTGTTCCAGATTTTGATTTTACTTTAAATGTAAATTTTTCTTCTCCAATAATTGGAAGTGATGATTTGATAGATCCAAGTCTTTCTTGAACATCTTCTTTCTTATCAGCTTTAATTGACCCTGAAGCATCCAAAAATATTAGATTAGCAGTTATCTCTGGTGAATATACACTTTCAAAATAATTAAATGATACTGTTTTAGCAGTAATATCCGCTTGTTTATTATCATTACTGATAATCATTTTTTCATATGTTGATGCTCTTGATGCACTTCCTGACATTAATTTCTCCTATTATTCTTTAACCACGTAAGGTCGATTGATGATAAAAATTTCACTTGAAGATTCACCAAAAAGATCCTCATCATATATGTTTGACATATCTATATTTACATTTGATGAAAATGAAATAGGTTTAAAATTTTCATCAAACGAATCATTTCTTTGAATATTCATACCTGAAATATCAGGTTCTCTATTCTTAGATATTTTTATTATATTTTCTTTAAAAATTTTGTCTTGGTTTTCTTTATTTAATTTTTTATATTTTTCTCCACCAGTTACTTTACTTAATTCATCAAGATTTTCTTTAATTTTATTATCAGAAATAACTGATTTTAATTCATTTGTTTCTTTATCTGTTTTTTTTCTAACTCTATTAATTTTATCCCTATCACTATCAAAATTTGATATAAAATTATTTAATTGAGTTAATTTTTTTTGAAAGAATTCTATCTTTGGTTTTAAGTTTTTATCGTAAAATTCTTTTATACTTTTTATTATTCCTTCAATACTATTAATTACAACTCCAGCAATTAGTAGTGGTATTGCTTCTCCGATACCACTAATAACATTTTTTATAGGTGATGATTTTTTTGATCCAACGGATCCTAAATTTGATTTTAATTTTCTTACTGATTTATTTTTCTTTTCTCTTTCTAATTCCTCTCTTTCAAGTCTATTATTATTGGAATTTATTTTTTTTAATTGTTTTTCTTGATCAAATAATTTTTTTCTAATTTTTTCTGATGTCATTTTAGCTGACTTTTTCTCTTTTTCATTAATCTTTGATAGGGATTTTTTAATTTTTCTTATTTTTTTTCCCCTCTTTACCATTTTTTTGGCAGATCGAAATATTTTTCCAGATGTTTTTCCAACAGAACGTGCTGCTCTTGCTGTTCCCTTGGCGGCTGCGGATGCTCCTTTGGCAGTTGCCTTCGCAGTTACAGCTGCTCCTTTAGCGGTTGCTTTCGCAGCAACAGTGAGTCCTTTTGCAGTTCCTACTGCTATTCCAGATATTATTTTTCCTATTCCTGCAAGTAATGGTAATGCCATGATTCTATAATATTATCCCGTGTATTTCTGGAGTTTTTGTCATATAATCATTTGCCATATTAATTGAAGTAGCGTATGGAACATCAGTTGTTAATGGTAAATCAGGATCAACAACTTTTTTTCTACCAGTTAATTCTTCAATAGGTAATGTAATCTCAGTTACTTTTGGTTTGTTATTTTTATTTCGTTTAATTAAAGCATCTATTTCGGTGGTTAATTCTGGATTATTTATTTTTAAGTTTTCTAATTGTTTATTGTATTCTGCTTTTTCAGAGAAAAACCTATCAAAAAGAAAATTTTGTGCGAAATTTCTACTATTTAATTTTTTCTGTCTTTCTTCTACTAATCTTTTTGCAGTTTCAAGAACCCCAACTTCATCTACAATTTTTTGAACATTATTATCTGTTTTTGATTTTACGGTGTTTGGAAATAATTTTGGTATAAAATATCCAGCAGCAAATAATCCACCAATAGCAATAAGAGGAAAAACTGCTTTCAAAGCAATTAAACCTAATCCAATTCCCTTAATTGCTCCAATTAAAGTTCCTAATGCTAATAAACCAGTTACACCTACAATAGTACCAACAATCCATTTCCAATTATTTTTTAAAAAATCAAAAAATTCTCCTAATTTTTTTTGACCAAAATCTGTTTTTAAAGACTCAAATATAGTATTTCCTATAACACCAAGTCCAAGTAAGCTTAATGCCTTAAGAATACCTGATCCTGACTGTTGAACTGGTGATATTATCTTACCTAAACCCCTACCAATCTTCCTAACGCTTTCAACACTACCTTCGGCAGCAGCACGTAACCTATTTTGTTTTTTATTTTTTAATTCTTTATTTCTTTCTTTCGCAGATTCAATTCGTCCTTCATAGTCAGTCGATAAAATATTTCCAATACTCTGTAATGTGGCATTTATTGATGCAAGTTCTTCTGATGTTTCAGTTTTTCTATCTACTTCTGGATTTTTTAACTTCTCTCCAATATCAATTTTTTGACTCTTTAGTATATTTTTAAGTAAAGTAATTTTTTTTGAATTATTTTCAATTTTCTTCTCTAAAACATTTGCACCTATATTAAAGGTACTCCTGTTTATCTTTGGTCTACTATTCATAGCAGACATTTTATTCATAAAATTTTCGTAAACGGGAGAAGATTTATCCATTATTTTGTTCTTGTTTTAATTTTTCCTCTTCAATGTACTGTTTTAACAATGTAATATAAACTTCCCTTTCCCAAGGGATCATATTTTCAACTTCAGTCAAAGAGTATTTATGATGTTGAACTAAAGCAAAATTAACTTTATAGTATGACTCAAGGTTAGTATGAGCCATACCTAGGTGAAAAAACTTGCCAATCCCTCCAATACGACCTGAGATTCGACACCAGTTTTTGGATTTGTAACCTTGACTTTGTGTGATAATTTAGGCATTGTCTCAAAAAACCTTTCAATTGATTTGAATTGTTTACTGTTAAGTTGTTCAATAAATTCTTCTAATTCTTGTTGTGATGAATCAGAAGCATCCCAACTTTCTTCATTATCATAGATCATTTCAATACATGATGTAATCATACTCAAAGATTTATCAATGTCATTTCCTTCACCACCATCATTACCAGATTCAAAATTACTTTCAACAAATTGAGTCATAGATGGATATTTAAGTTTCATTGAATATTGATCATCAAGTTTAATGATATCCTTATGACCCCTAACTTTTTGAACTTTAATTGCGTCTATATTAATTTCCACCTGTACTGATGTTTTTTCATCATCAGGACATGTTACATTAACCTCTATCGTCTCACCGACTGACTTTGAACGAACATTTAAAAATAGATATTCAATGTCAAAAGTGGCAAGTTTAGTTACACTAATTCCTTTTGTAAGGATACATTCATCTAGAATTTCAATGACAGCATTTGTAATTTGAGCCATATCTTCGGTCTCTAATGCCATGATCAGTATTTTTTCCTCTCTTACTAAGAAAGGTCTATATTTAATCTTCTTACCAGTTGATGGTAGTGTCAGATCATAAGTTGGTGTATTAATTTTTGGTAAAGGCATAATGTTTTCACACTTCAGTAAATTTATTTATAGGGGTAATTTAACTCCTTGTTACAACATATCTATCATAGTTGAAACTAACTGTGACTTTTAGTAAGTCTGCTGCTCCATAAGTGACAGGTAAAGGTGTAATTGATTTTGGAAAAGCATTTACAAATTCATAAAGTAAAGTCCTTCCAAGATTCTTTTCAAACTTTGTTATACTCATTGTATCACATTTATAGTCATTTGGGTACTTGAATCTTCTGTAGAAACCTTTTTGACCTTGCCCGATACCATCACCATCTGCTCCGCTTGCGATATAATCCATCCAACCCTCAAATATACGAAGTAAGGTATAATCTTGATCTACATAAAAAGTAAAATCAATATCCGTATACAATCTTGTATGGGCAAACTCCTGTGGAATACCCATGAAATTATCCTTAACCTCACCTGTTGCAAAAGCACTTGCTGGTAAAGATGCATCAGAACAAAGTATTCCTGCGTCTCTAGATAAAAAGTCTTTTGCATTATCCAAACCAATCGATTCAAGATAATCTGTTATCGTTTTTTTCATTGATGAAAAATTAACTTGATATTGATTCGTTAAAGACAGTTTGCCAAGTTTCTCCTTGACATCCTGCATTGTTATTCTTGATACTAACCCTGCCACTCTAAATACCTTATATGAGTCTTTTATTATTTCTATTTAGATGACTTACAAAGGAAAATTCAGACCAAGGGTTCCAAAGAAGTATCGAGGCGATTATACTAACATAATATATCGCTCTTCATGGGAACTTAAATTCATGAAATACTGTGACACAAACAAAAATATTTTAGAGTGGGGGAGTGAAGAATTCTTTATTCCTTACATGTCTCCTATCGATAATCGTGTTCACAAATACTTTCCAGATTTCTATATCAAAGTTAGAGAAAGCACTGGGCAAGTTAAGAAGTATGTGATTGAGATTAAACCAAAGAAGCAATGCATTGAACCAAAGGTACAAAAAAGAAAAACAAAGGCATATGTTCGTGAAGTCTGTGAATATGCGAAGAATCAAGCAAAATGGGAAGCAGCAACAGAATACTGCAAGGATCGCAGACTTGAGTTCAAAGTATTGACCGAAAGTGAGTTAGGTATTCGATAATGGATAGAATCGCAGAGATCGCAGATAATTTAATTGGTATTGAAAGTCCTGATGATTTAATGTTGGAGATACTTGAAGCACTCCCACAAACAGAGACAATCCCCGAAGCAGGGAACTATTATACTTTTGTATATCAACCAAAGACACCTAATATTCAGTATGATGAGTTTCCCCTTGTCGCAGTCACAGATGTATTCGGATGGGGATTCAAAGGACTCAACTTTCACTGGGGTAATGTGCGTCAATATACATGGCAAGAAGTGATTGGAAACCTTCATATTGTCAATTCAACTGAGATCGAATCACTACGAACAATACCTTTTGCTAAGTTTCGTATAAATAGATAAAAAATGGGTCGATAATGGCAGAAATTAAACCAGACAATCGTAATTTCTTTGACAAGATTAGAGATAGAATTAATAATTTTAGAGTTGATAGAAAGGATAAGATAGATAATTCTTCGGATTTTAGAACAAATCAGTTGATGAAGAAGTATGGTGGTGATGGCACTGAAAATGGTTATACTATTCTTGAAAATAATAAACAAAGGAATCAATTTATCAGTGGTCAAAAAGTAGATGGTAAACCAGAATTTGATAAATCGGCTGAAAAAATACAAAAAACAAGAGAAAAAACAACAGAAAAAAACAGAGGCACATCAATCAAGGAAGAAAAACTTAAAAGAACTTACAGAGATCGAGGTGGAGTATTAAGATATCCATTTGAAGCATTAACAGAAAGAACTGATTACTTACAAATTGACATAAACAAGTATGAATCTGCAAGACAGAGAAGTGGTAATGAAAATAACTTAATAGGTCGTGTTGGAACGAGAAGATTATCTACAAGAGGAAGAAATCCTTTTGGATTAACGACAAAATCATTAGTTAATAAGGGTACAATACTATTACAAATACCATCTCAAGTTCAAGATGGTAATAGTGTGAGTTATGGTGATAGTAAAATGAATAGTGTCGTTGGTGCTGCTCTTCAAGCAACCACTGATGCTACAACTGGTGCAGCAAACGCACTTGTGAATACAAAGGGGGGTTTTGGTGCAAGATTAGGTGCTGCAGGTAAGGCATCTGCGGAAGCAGTTATGGATGCTTTCGAAGCGTCTGATGTAAATCTTAATAATGCACAACAGTTATTTAATGCGAAAATAGCAACTAGTGTCGTGGGTGCTTTTGGTGGAAATGTTAGTGTGAATCAACTACTGGCAAGACAATCAGGACAAATATTCAATCCAAATATGGAGTTACTATTCAATAGTCCTACATTAAGGAACTTTAGATTTTCTTTTAAAATGACTCCAAGAAGTCCAGAGGAGGCAGAGCAGTGTAAGTTAATCATAAGAACATTTAAAATGAATATGGCACCTAAGGTCACCTCTGGTCGTGGAGAACAGAGTTTATTTTTAAATACACCCAATGTGTTTGAATTAAGATACAAGAGTGGGGCTGCCAATCATCCATTCTTACATCGATTTAAACAATGTTTCTTAACAGATATTTCTGTTAATTATACTGGAGAGGGAGTGTATGCCACTTATGAAAACAGAGAACCAGTTTCAATGATTATGGATTTAACATTCAAAGAACTAGAACCAATTTATGATCAGGATTACTTTGATGGTGCTGGATTTGATGCTGACAGCACAGTAGGATATTAAAATGGGATATTTCAGAGAGTTACCAAATTTACTTTATCAGTCATTTCTACCTGATAAAAAATCTTCTCAAGATTATACAGAAGTAAAAAATTTATTTCGTAGAACTAAGTTAAGAGATGATCTACAAAATATTTTTACTTTGTTTGATAAGTATGAAATACCCGATGAATTTCGTCCTGAGAATGTAGCAGAAGATTTTTATGGAAATGATGAATTAGATTGGGTAGTTTTGATAACTGCTGGTATTATAAATGTTCGAAATGAATGGCCGCTAAACAATAGAGACATCTTTAATTATGCTTTTGAAAAATATGGTAATGATTTAAATACAGTTCGATTTTTTGAAACAAAAGAAATTAAAAATAGTAATGGTAGTATAATATTAGAAAAAGGAAAAGTTGTTGATTCTGATTTTATATTTAAATATTATGATACAACTGGTATTGTGACATTATCTGGAACTAATATTCGAACTGGAATAAGTAATTATGAATATGAAACTCGATTAAATGATGAGAAGAGAAGTATATTTATTTTAAAACCAGAGTATTTACAACAATTCCTTAATGATTTTAGAGATATCATGATTTATGGTCAATCATCACAAGCAATCAATGACAATCTAATTAAGACAGAGAATACAAATATAACAATACCATAAAAAAAGAGGTCTTGCGACCTCTTTGTATTACTTAAATATTAAGTTAATCCAAGCTGCGATAACTAATAAAGTTAAACAGAGTTGATTATATTTCATTATTCAGATGCGAGTTTTGAGAAATAAGATAATGCATCGTCATCATCATCTTCGTTAACACTAGATGGTGTTGTAGATACAGCAGCAGTTACTAATTCTTCTGCTGAACCACGATCATCATCTTCACCAAAACTCTCTGGGTCTGGACGAGTAGTAGTTTTATTTCCTAGTACATATCCAAGACGAGTTTTAAGTTCTTCGTAAGTCTTGAACTGATCGTCAGCGACTATTTCAGCAAGAGAATACTCTTTCTTCCATAATGCTTCAAGAGCATCGTCATCATCAAGTAGTGGAGTTGTAGCAGTAAACTCAGAACTGTCATAGTTACGGTAACCAGCGACATTCTTTGCTTTTAACTTAAAGTTAGCACCCTGCCAGAAATCGAATGGATCGATTGCCTCTTCATCTTCAAACTCAGGTTGCATTGCTGCTGTGAGTTTATCAAAGATCTTCTTCCCATACTTGTATAGAAATACTTTACCTTCGTTCTCAGGATTCGCAGGATCCTTCACAACATAGATGTTACTAATATAAGTAAGTTTACGTTTTTGCTTACGTGCGGTTTCTTTTCCTGCATCAGTTCCGTTGTTCCATAGAGTAGTGTTATACTCAGAAACAGGATCTTTCTTTCCAAGAGTTGTAAGAGAATTTTCAATATACCAACCGCCAGGACCTTGGAAGGCATGACTGTATAGTTTTACAAATGGTAAATCCTCTCCGTCTGGAGCAGGAAGAAAACGAATAACAGCATAACCATTGCCTGACTTGTCACACTCTAATTTCCAGTTACGGTCATCAGCAGACCCGCCAGTGTTATTCATTTTTTCGACTTCTTTCACAAGTTTTTGTGTAAGAGAGCCTAGTTTTGATTGCTTTTTAAGATTAGCAAAAGACATTTAGATACCTCGGATTAATTTGGATTTTTTGGATTAATTGGATTATAACTGAAAATGTTATCTCAGTCAACATCTGTTGATCTTTTCAATTTTTCAATTGTTTTTGCCATGCCATCGAATAATAATGACATATCAGTTCCTGATGGAAAACCCATCAATTCAACTGATTTTTCCAGATGTTTTTTCATGGTCATTGCTTCTGGATCATCTGATAAAGATAATCGAGCATACATAATTTTTTGTTTTTCTAAAAGAATTGATAACATCTCAACATGTTCAATTCTATCTTCTTGTGACATGGTGCCAAATTCTAGCATTGTCACATAGACACTTTGCTGGAGTTTTGTGATTTCTTTTAATTCTTCCTGAATTATTTCAGAATCAAAGAAGTCGCTCATTATCCCTCCGCAGGTGGTGTTTCCACCTCTCCACCATCAACGACCTCAGTCGGTGCTTCTACTTTACTATCTTCAATTTGTTGAAGAACTTCAATAGCACCTTGAAGTCTAAACATAGTCGCACGACCAGTTTCTAGTTGTTGTTGTACTTGAACTAGTTGCTCCTGTAAATTCTTAAGAACTTCACTATTATCAAGAGCCATTACTAATAACCTCCTTTAAAATTTTTTTGTAATTGAACACGTTAATATTTATGAAGGGAATATATTTTTTAATTTTCAAACTTACGGTTTCCCATACAGGGTCTTTCAGTTTTTTATCGAAATTTTTTCCAAAAGAAAAAATTTTTTCGAAAATTACCAGAGTTTCCAAACTTAGATCCCCACCCAAATACCTTTTGAGTATTACTGGGTGTCCCTTCGAGCAATTTAATACTTCGTCTAAGTTTTTCTCGAACAGTAATTTGTTGCTTTGTTCTTTGAACAAGTAGGTCAAACTCTGCTGTCTCTTCATCCATTCTGAATAGTTTTTTTCTCCAGAATTGATAATTTCTCCAATCCATAAGTTTTGTGGGTTGTTAGCATTTACAAAGTTTGATAAAAGAAAATCTAGT